TATTTGGGAGCATTGAATAAAGAGGTTCAAGCGTCGGAAATGGAGGACGAGCGGAAAGAGAGGCTTATTGAAAAGCTCAAGGATTGCCATGAGGCGATCGAAGGGCAAACCAAAAAGAAAATATGAGTAAGGGAGAAGTAAAGCCATTGACGCCCCTCCACCATGCCCGCTGAATATATAACAGAGAAGCGGTTCATCAGGGGTATCAAGGAGCCGCTTCCGGCGAAGGGGTTTCCCGCCGGTCATCTGCGATGGAGGATCAGAAGTGATAGCTTCGTGCTGGCGAGGGTGAAGACCGATAGAGGTATTCGCGAATTTTACGTAAAAGAGAGCAAGGGCCATTGGGTCCCATCTTTTGAAAAGGGCAGGAACCAAACGGCAGAAAACCCGAAATAAGCCGAAATCCGGCAAATATACCGCGACAATCGGCCAAATGCAGCCTAAAATAGCTACGGGTCACAACACGACGGGAAGAAAATTAGCTTTCTTCCATGTCCATCACAGTCAATTCTTCCGCCCCGGTTCAACTTGTAGCCGGTGACACATTCCATTGGAAAGACACTCCAGATAGTGTTGCCGATGTTACCGCCTACACGGTTGTTTTCCGGTCAGTGAATGACTCTGATGTTTCCTTTACGGTCACAGGAAGCGATCAAACTACTTATTTTCTGTTTGAGTTGGAGGGCTCCACAACAACCGCTCTAGCCGGTGGAGAATACACGGTAACAGCACTCGTTACTTACGCGGAAGGCCGAGAGTCTTTTGAGTTGGCGTCCTGTTTCATGGCCGACAACCCGACAGCCAATCCGACTAAGAGCCACGTTCGGAAAATGGTCGATTTCCTCAAGGCCCATCTTGAGGGACGAATGCCTGACGGGATCGAGTCTCACACTATCGGCGGGGTGCCAATCAACAAGATCCCAATACCCGAGGCTGAGGAACTTCTCACCAAATACGAGACGAAATTGCGTCTTGAGGTAGCGAAATCAAAGCGGCTCAAAAATCCCGATCAAGCATCAGGTAACACGGTTCTAATCAACTTTTAGCCATGTCAAAACCAACCATCGACGCGACTACAGGCGCTTTAAATCTCAATCCGAAAGCGGAAACCAAGTCACGGCCCAGAAACGGGTTTTTCGACGGGGCTAAGGTTGATCGGTTTACGAATGACTGGATTACGAGCAACGCCAGCGCGGATTCACTACTTGAGAAGGATCTCACCCGATTGCGAGCAAGGGCAAAAAGCTTAGTTAAGAATGATGGATACAGCCAAAGCGCACTGCGGCAGACCGTTACCAATGTCGTAGGCGAAAACGGTTACCGGCTCAAAGTTAACGCTCAGAACAAAAGAGGAGGCCCTGATAAGGCTGCATCAAAGGCGGTTCTTGATGCTTGGCGCGATTTCTGCAAAGCGGAAAATTACACGGTCACACAGAAAGTCAGCGAACAGGCTTTTGATTGCTTGATGGTGAAATCAATCTTTACCGGCGGTGGGGGATTGGCTCGAATCGCTAAAGGCTTCAAGGGGAACAGCTACCGCTACGCCCTGCAAGGAATCCCCATTGAGCGGCTGGATCCAGAGTTCTTTGATGCTCGAAGCGGGGTCTCAATGAGCGTTCAGCGCGATAGTTTCGACAGGGAGACCTATTACCACATTCTGAAGCAGCACCCCGGCGATGGTTATGGGCATTTCGGAAAGGCCAGCGGTGAGCGGATTGCATACCCCGCTGACCAAATCATTCACCCATTTATTGCCGATGAATTTGGGCAGTCTCAAGGGGAGCCTTGGTTGACTCCGGTTATTCCCCGAATCCGACAGCTTCACGGCTACGAGGAGGCTGAATTGATTGCCGCGCGTGCTCACGCTTCCAAGCTTGGGTTTTTTGAACAATCATGGGAATCAGGAGGCTACGAAGGTGAGGGAACTGACGAGCTGGGGAATATCACAATGGATGGAAAACCGGGCAGTTTTGAAACGCTCGCCCCCGGTGTTACTGCTAACCTAATTGACCCCTCACACCCCAACGGCAATTACCCAGATTTCCGCAAGGGCATCCTACGGGGTATCGCTTCGGGCATTGTTACCAATTACAACATTTTAGCCGAGGATCTTGAAGGAGTTTCCTATTCAAGCATTCGACAAGGCACCCTTTCAGAGCGCGATGCCTGGAAGATGATCCAGCGATGGTATATCGACTCAGTCAAAAAGCCCATCTTCTCGGATTGGCTTGAATGGGTTTTGATGACTGGAAAGATTGGTTATTCAATGACCGATTACGACCGGTTAAACCGCCCTGAATTTCAAGGTCGCCGATGGGAGTGGGTTGACCCGCTTAAAGACTCCAAGGCTGAACAGACACGGCTTGAGATGGGCCTTTCATCCCACCAGAGAATCGCTCGCAGTCGCGGGGAAGACCTTGAGGAAATCCATGAGGAAATATCACAGGATAGACAGCTCGATTTTTTCAAGCAATTGGAGGAAAGCAAGAAAGCCAATCCGAAAGAATAACCTTAGCTAATCCGTAAATATTAAAGAATAAGTTGCGCTAATGATAACATGCCGTAACATTTAAGGCGCTACGGGAGACCAATACCTGACGGAACACAGGTCTCATGAGTCAAAGCTGGTTTTCAATTAAAGCGCAGGGCGGTGAAAAGCCCCTGCAAATTTCCATTCATGATGAAATCGGCTTCTATGGCGTTTCGGCCAAGGCTTTCATTGATGAATTGTCCGCTTCTGGCAATCCCTCAGAGATTCGTCTGAGCATTCACTCCAATGGTGGAGACGTGCTAGACGGTTGGGCAATTTATAACGCTCTCGCTTCACATCCGGCCCGAGTGGTCGCCAAGATCGAAGGACTCGCCGCGAGTATGGCGTCCGTGATCGCAATGGCAGCCGATGAAGTCGAGATGCCGGAAAACGCATTCATGATGATCCATAACGCTACGGCGGGAGTCATGGGGGACGCGCAGGAAATGGCCGATATGGCCGCAACTCTCCAAAAAGTTCAAGACGGAATCGTTACAGCCTACTCCAAGCGGACTGGCTTAAGCGCTGAAGAGGTCGCGGATCTCATGAATCACGAAACCTACCTTACTGCTGCTGAAGCGGTCGAAAAGGGATTCGCTGACACGGTTCTTAAGAGTTTCAAAGCAGCGGCCTGCTTGAAGCATTGGAAAGGCTCACTTCCTGACGGATTGCAAAACAAACTCTCTTTCGAGGATTCGACACCACCTGTCGAGCCTCTCAAACCAATAGAAAACACCCCTGCGAAACCCGCAAAAACTCCCGCTATGAGCGAACCAACAACTACTAACGAGCGGGAGCCCCAAGCCCCGTCAATCAAGGACATGTATGCAGGCGACAAGCCGCGACGTGATGAAATCGAGGCAATCGGCAAAAACTTTCAACTCCCAGACGAGAAGATCAAAGAGGCCATCGAGGACGGCGTTGAACTCGACACCTTCCGAAATCACGTTATGTCAAACTTTGACCCCTCCAGGCTTTCCGTAACTGCTCCCGAAGCACTACAGGACGCCTACACGATTGGTAATTCCGAAGCTGAAAAATTCTCAATGTTCAAAGCATTGCGCGACGTTTCAAACGGTGGCGATATGACCGGACTTGAAAAAGAGGTTCAAGACGAACTCTCCAAAAAGTTTCACGCCGCTACTGGCGAGGCAGCTACCGGAATCCTCATTCCTTCGGAGTGGTGGAACAAGTCACAAAGTGGAATCCAAAACGCCGCAACCGTAGGAACCGGAACCAGCGGCGGAAACACCGTTGACGAGGAGATGCAGGGAATGACCGATTATCTTTCGGACTACTCCATTCTCCCTGAGATTGGCGCTACCATCTTCCGCGATGCGACAGGCAACCTTGAGTTCCCAAGATCCACAGCAGGATACAGCGGAACATGGGACGCAGAGACAGACGCTATCGCAAACGCGGACGCGACACTTGCAGCTAACCTCACCCTCTCACCTAAGCGAGTTGGAGCAGGGACAGCGGTCAGTAAGAAGCTCTTGCTTCAAAGCTCCATTGATTTCGAGAACTGGGTTCGCGGACAGCTCCAAAAGGCCATTGCTGAAGCGGTAGACCGCGCGGCAATCGTTGGAACTGGCGCAAACGATCAGCCGACAGGCTTGCTCGCTACATCAGGTCTCGGGTCTTACGCTTGGCAGGTAGGTTCAGCGGCATGGGTCAACATCGTTGACCAAGTCGCGGTTCTTCGTGCTGCTAATTCAGATTTGAACAAAGCTGCATGGTTGACTGATCACACAGTCCGCGCGGACTGGAAGAAGACACCGGTAGTTTCAGGTGCTTCCAACATGATTATTGAGCGAGGATTCAAACCTCGTCAGGCAATGGTTGACGATCTTCCGTTCCTCGATCACACCGACGTTACGACCGGTAAGGTTGCCCTGGGCGACTTCAGCTCGTTGATGGTCGCTCTGTGGGGTGGCATCCAACTCACGTATGATCCATTTAGCCTCAAGAAGTCAGGCCAAATTGAACTCTACGCAGAGACCTACGCGGACGTGGGAGTTAGACAGCCTGCCGATTTCTGTATCGGAGATTCGGGCGTCACTCATGCAGGTTCTATCTAATTGAATTAAAACTCTCCGGCCAGTCGTTCTAACCGACTGGCCGGGGTTTCCATTACACCTGATGATTAAATTATTTGTAACTAAGGACGCCATCTCTCATCGCGGGAAAACTGTTAATAGCGGCGACGTTATCGAGGAGTCAGATAGCAATCACATTGGAGCCCTCCAATCGGTTGGTTGTCAAATCTACGATCCGGCCATCCATAAAGCCAAAGAGGTAAAAGCAGAGCCGGTCGCCACAAAGAAGGCGCCAGCCAAAAAGAAACACTCAAGCCCTGATAAATAATTGAGCGCAACCCGCCCAACTTACAAAGGCCCTTCAGAGGTCTCGCTTGCAATGCCCCACAAGGCATCAAAAGCGGCTCAAATTCTCTACAGTTTGCGGCAAT